CAGGCGGTCCAATACTGCCCCCTGGCGGGGCTGGCACAATACCTTCGCAACTAGATGGGGGTACGTGTTCCTATAAAGTATTGGACATATGCTCGATGGCCATGAAGGAGATTGGCGCTCTCGATCCTGCCGAAACTCCTACTGGCCAAGAGGCTAAGGACGTTCTCACCAAGCTCAATCGCATACTTGACGCTCGCAATACAGAAGGGCGCTATATCTATGCGATTAACTTCAACACTTACGTCACAATTGCTAATCTTCAACCTCACACCATAGGGCCAACGGGCAATTTCGTAGTTAATCAGCGCCCTGTAAAGATTCTCGATGCCAGCATCATCTTGCAACCGGGCGGTGCAACTGCCGTTCGTTCGCCAATTCGTGTGCACAATGGTAAGCAGGGCGCGGAGTGGTGGTCGGCAAAACGAGCATTTGCTGTGCAAGGCGTGCTGATTACCGATGTCTATTACGAAGAGGACTGGCCAAATGGATCGCTTTTCTTTTGGACTGTGCCCAACAATGCCGAGACGGTAGAGCTGGAAACCTGGAGCGGGCTAGGCCAGCTTCAATTAAATTCATCATTTTGCATGCCGCAAGGTTGGATGGACGATATCGTCTATACGCTGGCGGTGAATATTTGTCCCATGTTCGGAAAAGAAGCATCTCCGACACTGGTAACCTTGGCTCGGGATGCTAACAGGCGCGTGCAGGGACTAAATACCGCTGCGCCATTTATAGCGACTGCGGATGCAGGTACGCCACGAAGGATACGTCCGTACTTTAATTACCGTTCCGGCCTCTCGCGTTAATGCGCATACGAGGAAGCTTAGGGTCTTTGATTATATGATGCCAAATTTTACTATTCGCAATCATGCTTACAGTAGAAATGCTTACTGTAAATTTACACGCAATGGAAACCAAGGAATGTCCATTTTTTCTCATATCTCTAATCTGCATGGCTTGTTTTTCAGTAATTTTGTGCATGCCATGTTTGGAGCCTTGATTTTTCTTGTTCCCAAGTATTCGGTAAGAATGCAGAGCGTTTTCACTGCGAGTTACATATTCGAGATTGCGAAGAGCGCAATTGGTTCTGTTCCCATCTTTATGATTTACTTCTTTGCTTTTGGGTGGCGGTCCAGCAAATGCCAGTATCACAAGTCGATGAACCTGAAAATGCTTTGGTTTACCATTTTTCCACAAATTTATTCTAAGATAACCTTTTACAATTTCTGGCTTCATGATTTTGGGTGCGCAGTTCTCTTTGCCGGATTTAGACAGCAGCGATCGTATTACCCCCAAATTACTAACTTCATACCTTCTTTCATATTTCGGTATCGGTTTCCATGTTTCAACTATCATGGGACTAAGTATAGCACATGTGTAACTTAAGTGTCGAGATAGATGCCTGCATATAACGCCGCAAACCCTATAACGGTGGCTCCAGGTGAAGCAATAGTGGTTTGGAATGCAGAAACCCCAGCCGCTGGTAATGGTGGGGCTTCGGCAAGCCAGCAAGTACGACTATCTCCGGCCATTGGAACTGGTACACCATGCTCTGTTGACGGAAGATTTTCAGCAGATCCAGGAGTTTTTGAAGTGGATGTACAAGCTGCATCGCAAGACAATGATGCGGATTATCAGACGGTTGTGAATGGTAACTTAACCAGTCGCGATGCCGTGAATTTTACTTTCCGTTTTGATGGTTCAACGGTCGTGGCACGGTATTTAAGGCTCTTGATGCGCAGTCGTACAAATGCGGTTTCAGTATCCGCGCGAATAAGCAGATGAAATATTGTCTAGCGATAATTATTATATGTTGTGCGCACATGGCCTATGGGCAAACAGGGGCGGCATCGTCTGCCGTGGATATCGTACAGTCGAGTGGTGTTCCAGTCGGAGCATGTCAGCCACAGCAGGTTGATATCAATACCCTTGCTGGAACGTTGTATACTTGCCAATCTGGAGTGTGGGGAGCGTTACCATCCGCTAGTGTAATTAATCCTTCTTCCGTCAATGGAATAATATTTGTAGATGGAACGACATACCCCAAAACTGCGGCTGGAGTAAATTCGGCATTAGCAGCTTCTACAAATGGTCAAGAGACGGTATTCTCCAGCAACTTAGCTACGATCAACTTGACCGATGCGCTCATTACGCTTAATAAGCACAATCGTCTTTATCTCCTTGGGCAGGGCACTTATGTTGTGGGCACGGCGAGCGCGGCATACAGTACCACGCCTGCGATAACTGTTCCTGACTCCTCAACGGATGTAACCGCAGATTCTATTATTGTGTGTCCTGACCATGCCAAGATTCAACTCGCGGCGGGAGCGAACCGCGACATCATCGCGGATCAGAATTTCTTTACGCTGACTGGAACATCGAACCAATTTGGCACTTTCAAGTTCACGCTTCAGGGATGCACGCTCGACGGGAACAAGACCAATCAGGCGGCACTGGTCACAACGGCCACCTGCATTCCGTTGAATGTGGCGCGGACCGCTGGCGGATTGGTCACGATCAACTGCTCCAATACACCTAGTCCTGCGTTCCTAGCTGGATATGCGGTTGATGTGGCGGGAGTAGCTACGGACGGGTTTACTTTTAACGGCCATTTTATCGCTCAAAGTGCTACGGCCACATCATTCACCTTCAACGAAAATCAGTGTATCGTGCAGGCATCCTGTCACACAACTACATCAACAACCCAGCCGGTAGCGATAGCGATTACCGGGTGTACCGCCTCTGGATTTACCGCGACGTGCAACACGGGTTCGGCGCATGGATTCGTGCCCCAGCAAAACGTCACCATGTCCGGGCTTACGCCAGCCGGTTACAACGGGACGTACCTTTTGGTCACGGCCAGCGGTACATCATTCACGTTTGTAGTTCCGACAAGCGGTCTGGGTGCATCCGGCACAGGCACGGCAACACCAGTCATCACCGCGATTGGCTATGGTGGCGCGGGGGGAATCAAGATTTACGGGCGTCGCTCGATCATGCGCGATCTCGTAATCGCCAATAACACCTGTGACGGCCGATGGGATGAAGGAGTCAACCCGCCAGCCTTCGGCGACGATACAACCCAGCTCATTTCCACTTACACCGATATTCAAGAGATGAACTCCGGCTGTGACGGATGGGTATTTTGGGGCCCGCAAAGTTCCAACTTCGTAAACGTGGATGATTTCAAACATGGCCATTGGGGGATAGAAGCTTTCCAGACTTTATGGGGCAAAGGGGGCACATCGTATCTAAATGGTTCAGGTGGTATTCACAATTTTGCAGCCGATGTGCAACTGACGAATAGGCAAGATGCCTCTGCTGTGGGATGGGGCATACTTACCGAACCTACCGCATCTCAGCTTGTTATATCGGGGTCATCGCTATCCGCTCCTATAGGGATAGAGTTCCGCAATCCAGGTAACAGCTTTCAAGGACTGATCCTCAACAGCGCCGTAGGAATGAAGTTCAATGGTGGCTCGGTCAATGCGCAGATAAATATCTTCACCGTCACGACGTGGTTTGATTGCACGAATGAAAACGCGCTGGTAATCCTAGATGTGAGTTATGGCAGTACTGGCGGCACCATGCAGGGCACTAACTGCTGGACTGGGCAGGAAAGCCTGCGCTTGCCGATCACGGCTGGCAATACAACGAATGCGCAATTCCCATCCACGTTAACAGGATTTCATATTGGCGGCTGGAATCCGAGCTTCCCGGCTGCTAATAATCTGATCGCAGAAGTTAGCGCAACGGATACAACGACAACTCATTTTGCCGCAGCTACGGCAACGGGAGGCGTGCTGACTACTAGGGCTATTGCCACTGGCGATCTCCCAACCGCCATCCCTATTGGAAATATCGGCACTTCTGGTTTAAGTGGGACAGCACCGGCAACGATTTCAGCAGCGGGAGCGATAGGTTGTGCTACCTGTGTAACCTCGGCAGCTTCCATTACCAATAATGTGCTTCCTAAAGGGTCTGGTGGAGCGCAGGGAGTTGCGAATTCTTTAGTAACCGACAACGGAACCGCCCTTACTTATACGGGTACTGGCGGTGTTTTATCCTCTGGAAACAATGCCATTCTTACTACCGATTTCACCGATACAAGCTCTGCGAGCTTACAGAACGTAACAGGACTGAGCTTCACACTGCCTGCAAATACGGCCCGCAATTACGAGGTTGATTGTAATTTGATGTGGTCGCAAGCTACTTTCACCGGAATAACGGATCAGTTTGGATTGCAAGATGTGACTGTGGCTCCTACGCGCATCGACGGGTACGGACTCATGTCTGTAGCTGGTCCTGGTGCAGTTATCACCAATGCTATCTATGGGGTGCTCACAAATTTAACAACCACGACAGCTACGTCTATTGTCTCTGCCATACCGACAGTAGCAACGATAAATTTCTCACAACTCCATTTTACGGTTCAACAGCCGTCGAACGCCTCCACCAGCGTTTTGCAGATTATGGTCAGCCAGTCAACGGCAGCCGATGTCATCGTTGTTCGAGCAGGAAGTTCTTGTAGATTAAATTGATAGGGGACTCGACGGCCATGTCACAAAGAATAGTCAAGATCCTCTTCGTTGCCGTGGTTCTCTTGTTTGGTTTCGCTGTCGGTAGAACTCAGCAAGTTGGTACGGTCCTTACAAACGGCAACGGAGTACCGTCAGGCGCATGTGTGTCAGGAAGCATCTATGCCGATAGCTCTAGTGGTTGGCAATACACTTGTAAGGGTAGCCTATGGCAGCTTGGCGCAACGCAAGCTATGGTTTTCAAGCGCGGTATAGCGGGATGTACGACTGGCATTATTGCTACCAATCCTTGCGCTACTCCCATAACTGTAACGTGGTCGGTAGCATTTCCAGATACTAATTACACGCCTGTTTGTTGGCCTAGTGGCGCTCCGTCAAACGAACCGCTGGCACCATATCTTGTGGCCGGAAGCAAGCTAGCTGGTTCTATTCAAGTGAACTACCAGACTGCGATTGCATTGTCCTCTTCCTGGTCCACGATTGATTGTGTTGCGATACATGACTGATTCGGCTGGTTCTAAACAATGATCAAACGATTCAAGGAATGGTTACGCAAGTGGCTAGGAATTGAAGACGTGGAATCTAGGTTGGCATTTCTCGAAAACAAGGAAATTGCTCCCTCTATACCTGGAGCGCATGCGCATGGCCATGTGCATAGGATGAAGCTACTGTTATTGCTTTTCTTGTTCGCAATACCTGCCTATCCTCAGGGTCAGCAAGGCACCTTCACCAATCCGCAGGGCGGTAATCTCATCGCATCGAGCACGGACTGCTCTGTGGTGTTCAGCTGTGTGTGGATGAAGCTGCCCTTCAATGCGAACACTTCTGCTATTACTTTGGCCGGAACATTCTCGGCTACTGCGCTTGTGGAAGAATCCGGCAATAATGGTGTTTCGTTTACGACTGTAGCAACGCTATCATCCGTTGGATTGACGACATATCCAACGAATGGCTTAACCGATATCCGTGTGCGTGTGTCGGCATTTACCAGTGGACAAGTTAGTGTGACGATTAGCACGGGGGTGAATACAGGACCACAAGGACCGCCAGGACCGGCTGGATCAGGTGGTGGCCTTCCCGCTGGCGGGCTTATCGGGCAGATTCCTGTAAATACCGCTCCGGGGACGGGTTCCTGGCAATCCTCTGGCGTGCCACTTTGCAATGGCGGCACAGTCATTGCAGCTACGCCTTACACGCTGCTCGCGGATAGTGGCACAGCCACACGGGATCGGTCGTCGCTTTGCGAAGTGAATACGGCAGGGGCTGGGACATTCCATGTCTTAGCCGGATCGACTTCCGGCGTAGGAACTGGTTTCATCGTCGGTTTTATGAATAAGGGGACTGGGACTTGGACAATAGATAACAACGCTGGAACGGACACCTTCGATATTTTCACCGGCTCTGGGGTAACCCCTGGGGCCACTTCGTTCACAGTCACCACTGGGCAGCATCTCTCGATGGAGAACAGTGGCGTGAGTAATCTGGGCGGAGGCGTTATTTGGACTGTGCGAGAAGTGACAGGGGGCGGAGGTGCGGCCGGAGTCAATCTTCTGGTTCCACGCAATTATCACTGGGGCATATCTACGGTACGACCTGCGAGCTCCGCAAGTGACACACAAGGCTGCGGCACAGTAACAGAAACACTAACTGCAGGCGCTGGCTTTTCAGCCCCAGGAACATTCGACATCTACGGCAATGGCTGGCGCACGGGCAACACCGGCACAACGGCAAATACGCCTAATGGTTGGGCAATCTGTCAATCAACTAAGCCTGTGGTCTCTTCAAGACAGCCAAATCTGAATGCTTCTTTCGGGATTGGAACGACTACTTCGGTACAAGCCTACGTAATACTTAGTTCGTCTGCTGCGGTTAGCTCGGCTGGATTAACAAGCTTAGGGACGAACGGACTTTCAGGATTGGGATTTCGTTTCTTGTCAGGCTCAGATGGTACTACCTGGCACTGCGTTCTCTCCGACGGAAGCCATGCCGATCAAGTCATCGACAGCACTATTGCCGTGGATACCTCTAACCGCCAAGACTTCGATGTGATCGTGGCTCCCAGTGGGACAACGGTCAGCTTCTATATTCAGGGTGTCTCTGTTTGCGGGGGTCCGGTGACGCCGACTAACGCCATTCCTTCAGCAAATTGGACGCTATTAGCCGCCTGGCAAAACTTGAGCACCACGGCGGTGTCGGGATTCTATACCAAACTGTATTGGGGAAATAACTAGAATGCGCCGCCTTGGTTTTCTTCTCTCCGCGTTCCTGTTCTGTCTTCCAGTCTTGGCCAAGAATCTGACCAAGGTCGAACTGACCACCGCTTCAGCACAGGGTTATCACATCACGGGCGGGAGTGGCACATTACAACTTAGCTCTCGCTGCACTTATGACGACGCTAGCGTGGAAGCCCCTTGCTCGACAGTGACGTTGACGTGGGGATCGTCTGATCCATCTGCCACAGTCAACGCCTCCGGGTTGGTTTCTTCTATCGCTTCGCCAACAAATAATTTTTTCGACATCTATGCCTACAGCGGCACTGTCCTGGGCCATCATCCGATCAATTTACTGACCGCGACTCCGTCCGCTCTGGTGAGCCGCCCAGAAGGAGCAGGTAGAACGATTGTGACCGGAACGACAGTGCTTCTCTCTGCCCTGGATAACACGAACAACCAACCAATCGGGGACTACTGTGCTTGGTCCAGCAGCAACACATCCCTGGCCACGGTCGATACGCGCGGCAGAGTCTTTGGCGTGGCTGCGGGGTCGCCCAGCATCACGTGCAACTATTTCGGCCTCTCTGTGTCCAGCACTGTCACAGTTAACTCGCCGACCCTGTCAAGCAACACGTGGTATGTCCGTCCCGATGGCGGCACTCGATGGGACGCTGCCGTTTCCTCTGGTCAATGCACCGGATTGGTGAACGCAGCCTATGTTAGCGGCACGGATCAGCCCTGCGCGTTCAATAATCCTATGTATCTATGGACGGATGAATCGAGTGGCGTGACAGACACATCGGCTCTTGGCCCTGGCGACACCGCTTTTATAGCGGTGGCTACGGTCAATAGTGGTAGTTGGAATCCAAATGGCGGCATCTGGAACATGGGCAAGAAAAGCCCGTCAGTTTCCTGGATTATGCCGCACGCTGGAACGATTGTTCCCAACTCTGGCACGCCCGCGCAGCACACGCGAATCATAGGCGTTAATTGGTCTCCTAGCACTCCGCAGTCGAAAGACTCAGTCGGAAACCGTGCCGCGCTGCAGGCATATTATTCATCGATTATTTTCGACCTTCGCGACGTACAGAACGTCGATTTCGATGGTATCGATCTGGGGGAATCGGAGGATTGCCAGCAGCACGCGGTTACGGGCGTTTTCGATTTTCTGTGTAGCGCTTCCGGTGGTGAATTCGCGTTCATGGCCGACAGCTTCACGGCCAATGTCATTCTGAACGACACCCGTACTCACGGCTTCTTCGCCAACTGGACCGGGACCACCGGGCCGAACTTTCAGATGACCAACTCATCTGAGCAGTACGCGGTGATCACCGGCTATAACTTCGACAATCCGTTCGGCTTCAATGGGAACCGCACGGACGGATTCACGGCAATCGGATCGGCATTCAAATTCGGAGGATGCACAGAAGAACTTCCCAAGCCAGTAACCTCGGTGTCTCGCACTGGCGGCGTGACGACCGTGACTTTTGCGGCGGGGGCTGTGGTCAATTATGAGGCGGGTACGAATATCGTTTTGCAAGGAATGACGCCAAGCGACCTGAATGGAACCTTTCCCGTCGCGTCCATTTCTTTCAATCAGCAAACGGTGAATATCACGGGTGGCTCCTGCCCCATTTCTAGCCAGCCAGGGGCGCAGGGATGCACTTTCACTACATCTTCAGCCCCAGCGTTTACAACTGGCTCGTTCATCCAGATAACCGGCGCGTCTCCCAGCTTTTTGAATGGCTTCTTTGAACTATTCTCGGTTAGCGGAAGCGGTTTTACCGTTTGGGCGACGAACCAGGTTGCCGGTTGGCCGATCAGTAGCCTAGTGACGATCTCTTCCGGGGGAACGGCCAGCACAGCTAGCTCACTAACTTTCACCCAAGCCGGCAGTAATGAAAACGCCAGCGTGGTCGGAACGGCTTGGCACGTCTATCACAATCATCGCTGCTACGACCAGAACGATGGAGCGTTCTCGAACGGCGACAATGTCGGAACTGGGAACAACACAATTGGACGCTGGATTTGCGACCACTGCGAATTTCGGGACGGCTGGGAAGATGGCTGGGACATGCTGCACTCAGCGATGGACTATTCGCAATTCACTAATTCGATTTCGACGGGATCAGAAGGGGCACCGGCAAAGTTCGGTAATACCGATGTTGGTCTGTTCGACAACAATTATCTCGTTGCCAACTGTGCGGCCCACCTGGCCTTCAACGCTAATTTTCCAGCCGACTATAACCAGTACACGTCGACCGTCTGCCGCGCTGCGGATGCTTATCCTAGCGGTGAACGGGCCTGGTCGAGTATGGTCATCACCAACAATTCCTGGGACACTACTCACGCCACTTTCTTTGACGACTCCTGCAATGACGCGATGGGCTGTAACGTCCTGACATCGTTCTTGAAGGACGAATTTCAAAACAACGTCATAATCGGCTTTTTTGATACAAACAACAACCTTCAGGGCACTACGCTCCCTGGATTCGGTAACTGCGCTAGCTCTACGACTTGTCCAGTTTGGACCTACACGAAGAACTCGGTTTATAACGTGCGGAATCCGCCGATGAGCCAGTATTCGTTCGTTCCGGGAGTGAAAACGATAATCCCGAATATCAGTACATTCGCAGGTGAAACAGGTGCCTTGACGTTTGATTTGTCGCTCACTGGGAGCGGAAGCAACTTAGTGGCAGCGGGCATTCATAATGCTGATGTCCCAAGTACGGATATAAACGGAGTAACCAGACCTAATCCTCCAAGCGTGGGGGCGTTTGACGTTCCAGCCGCTCCGCCATCTCCACCCACCGCTCCAGCGCCTCAGATGATGGTGATGCAGGTTAACCAATGAAAACCTGGCCGAGAGTGGGGCCGCCAGTTCCGGCAGTAGGGAGTCCAACGCTATGAGCCGCTTTGGGTTTGTCGGCCCCACATATTCATCTCAGTCGCCTAATGCCGATGCACAGCGCTGCATTAATCTCTATGTTGAAGTTAATGAATCAGGAGACGGTAAATCAGCTCGCCAGCTTTATGGGACTCCAGGTTTGAGTATGTTTGCTGCTATACCTGGAGCGCAGGTACGCGGTGAATGGACTATTAACGGAAGGTCTTTTGCGGTTGTGGATGCGCAGCTTTACGAAGTGAAATCCAACGGAACTTATACAGCGCTTGGCGCGGTTGCTAACGACGGACAACCTGCATCGATGTGCGCTAGTCCGCAGCAATTAGCGGTCGCAACGGCGGGCATGCTCTATGTGTATTATCTTAAGGCTATTGGTCCTGTTCTAGCTGGAACTTTTGTCAGTGTACCAGCTGTGACGTTTCCTGGTCCGGTAAGTCAGGTCTTGTACTTAGATGGATTCTTTATCGCAATCATTGCTTCCGCAGAGCAATACTTTACGTCCACCTTGTTCGATGCTACCAGCTGGCCGGCACTCAACACCACGATTATAAATACTTTCCCTGATAATGTTGTCTCAGCAATCGTAGATCATCGTGAATTGTACTTGCTTGGCGCGAAAGCTTCCGAAGTAGACTATGACGCTGGAACATCGCCAGTGCCTCTGGCTACTTCTCCTGGCGGCTTCGTTGAGCAAGGCTCCGGCGCTCAGTTTGCTACAGTACAGATGGATAACTCAATATTCTGGATTGGCGCTCGCAACGATCAAGGTTGGGGCATAGCATGGCGCGCTAATGGTTATCAACCTGTGCGTGTCAGCAACCATGCCATCGAAACAGCATGGCAGAGCTATGTGACATTAGCCGATGCGCGAGCATTCACCTACCAGGATGGTGGGCATACGTTCTGGGTGATTACATTTCCATCTGCGCAGGCAACATGGGCGTATGATGCGGCCACGGGACTGTGGGCCGAGCGCGGTTTTTGGTTTGCGCAAGCCGGTATTTATCAGGCCGCATTGCCGCAGAACCACACATTTAATTTTGGCAAGCATTTGGTTGGCGACCGGCAAAGCGGGAATATCTACCAGATGTCACTGCCCACCGTTTCGGGGGGTGGGTGGAACTTTGTTTCGGATAATGGCGCGATAATCCGTAGGTTGAGACGCGCTCCTCACGTCTCAACTGAAGGTCAATGGATTTATCACAATTATCTATGGGTAGATATAGAAACCGGCCTTGGTCCGCAACCGCCATTGATTGATGGGGATGGTAATGCACGCGATCCCATGCTCGCATTGCGCTATTCCGATGATGGCGGGCACGATTGGTCGAGTGGGCGTGACGTTGGCTTTGGGCAGGCAGGCAAGTATCGCACACGCGCTATCTGGCGCAGGTTAGGGCGCTCCAGGGACCGTGTGTATGAGCTAACGTGCGCAGATCCTGTGCCAGTGCGCATCATAGATGCTTACTTGGACGCCGAGCCAGGGTTTAAGCCTCAAGAGCGATTGGCGAAGCAATATGCGAAGGTGAATTAAGGAGATGGCTAAACAACCCACAGCATTTGCAGGTACTGGCATATACAACACCGCCTTCCTTCGCGCATCTCAGGATGGCAAGCTCATTAATCTTGTGGGCCGCGAGTGGGTTAAGCAATTCGTGCAGCTGGCGGCACAGTTGCTATCTCCGGTGAGCTTGACACCGCCAGCGACAGCGGCATCGCCTGGAGTTGCGGGGCAGATTGCTACAGATGGAAACTTCCTCTACATTGCGGTGGCAAAAAACACATGGAAACGAGTCGCGATAGCGACGTTCTAGTGCGCGAGGAGCGCACGGTGCCCAAGATTGTGCGCCTCGATCCTGAGCGTTTTCCCATTCTTAAGAAAATACATGATGGTTTCTGCCCTGATCCTAAGCATGCTGTGGCACTTCTTGCGATGGATGAAGGAAAAGTAGTCGGGAGAATATTTCTGGTAGCTCCTATTCATGTGGAAGGGCCGTGGATTGCTCCTGCTTGGCGCTCGACTACATTAGGATGGCGATTGATGCGCGCAATTACGTGGCAAGCTGAGCAATTGGGTGTTACCAAGATGTTTGCCTATGGCACGACAGAAACAGAGGACTACTTGCAGCGCCTCGGCTATACCAAACAGCCTTATACCGTGTGGACTAAAGAGATTTAGATGCCGCCATTAGCGATATTGGGAGGATTGGGCCTTGCTTCCGCTGGTATCGGTGCTGGCGCTTCGCTTAGTGCGGCCGGCACTCAGGCCAATGCTGCCGAGCAAGCACAGGCATTACAGGCACAGGAAGCACAGAATGCCCTTAACTTTCAAGAGCAACAATTCAATACTGAGCAAGGCAACATCGCGCCATTTCTTCAAGCAGGGCAAGGTGCCGTTCGCTCATTATCGAGCCTTATTCCACAGCTTACGGCGGCAGAGCAGGCTTATCCAGTGTTCCAAGCTCCTACAGCAGCGGAAGCGGCGGCAACTCCTGGGTATCAGTTTACGCTTGGGCAGGGCACGCAGGCGCTACAGAACTCGGCTGCCGCTCGTGGAGGCTTGTTAAGCGGCAACACGGGCGAAGCGTTGCAGCAGTATGGCCAGGGCCTAGCGTCCACTACTTATGGCGATGTGTACAATCGTGCATTGCAACAATATCAGCAGGCTTATGGCCAGTTCCAGAATTTGCAGGCCAATCAGTACAATCGGCTGGCATCACTTGCAGGCGTCGGTCAGGTAGCCGCTGGTCAAGCAGGCAGTACAGGCCAAGCGGCAGCACAGAACGTCGGAAATATTAGCCTCACAACTGGAGCACAGCAGGGGCAGGCGTTACAGAATGCTGGAGCGGCGAATGCCAGCGGATATGTAGGAGTTGGGAACGCAGCGAGTGGTGGGATTGGCAACTTGACGCAGTATCTAACGTTGCAACAACTGTTGAACGGTCAGCAGAACCAACCTAATCCTAGCGGCCAACCTGGAAGTCAGATACAGATAACCTAACATGGCTAGCATCCCACTCCCGGCTCTTTCCGTTCGCTCTAACGAGCAATCACCACTCGATACTTATGCCAAGATGCTGAGTATCAGGCAGCTGATGGGGCAGCAGCAGTTGCAACAAGGACAGATCCAAGGTCAGCAGCAGCAATTGCAATCTGGCAGTATCGATCTTCAACTTAAGCAGCAGGCATTGAAGAACGCCACGGTTACGAATAGTTTTCTGAGCGATCCCCATGCGATGGACGATTACAAGGAATGGCAGAGTACCAAAGGATCAGCGTCGGGAGCGCAAGCTGCCCCATCCACGGGAACGCAGTCTCCTGTCCCGTTACACCCGCTGGCTCAGTACCTCGCGGAGAAAAAGAATCTTCCCCTGTATGGGCCTGGGGGCGCTCTTGAAATCAGCGATACACTTACCAAAAGCGCGCAAGCCATAGCGACTTTGACAAAGACGCAAGGAGAAGTGGCCGGCCAAAACCTAACCAACCATTCAAAGCAATTGGAGAACTTCGATCAGTTAGCCGAGCCGGTTCTTTCGGAAACGGATGCAGCAAAACAAACTCAGGGATTATCTAATCTTCGCAGTGAGATACAGCAACATCCTGAGTTGTATCCCCCAGAAGCTACACAGCATCTCGATAAGCTCAATAGTGTGCAAACACTTCAGCAGGCGTTCAATACGTCGCAACTGCGGCAGATGGTCATCGAGGAAGGGACTAAACAGGCCGGCCTGACCAAGGCGCAACAGGAAGCCGATCCGGTGCTCAAGCTGGCCACGCCGGAAGCGCTGGCCGCTCCAGGCGCTAAAGCGGCCATACAAGCTAAACTAAACGATCCACAGACTAAGGAGCAGGATATACCGCGCTTGCAAGCACTGTTGCCCAAGGCCGACGCTGCCGCCGCCCAAGTTGTGAACATGAAGAAGCGTGAAGATTTGGCGCAGCAACAGGTATCGCAGGGCGATCCCGATGCTGCTGGCAAGCTCCTTGCTTCACGTGCATTGACTCTCGATGAACTGAAACTTCGGCAAGCTACACCTGACTTCATTGAGAAAGCTGTTATGTCGGCTCAGAAATACGATCCTTCGTTCAAAGCACCGGAAGCGGCGGCGCAAGGCGCTATTGCCAAGGCACCGCAAAACCAGATGTTTTTCGGCAATACAGATTCTTTGCTCATTAAGGGCGGTACTCTCGATCAACTCTCACAGGCTGGAAAGAACCTTGGCGACACACGGCTTCCTGCATGGAATAGTGTTGAGAACATGGTCAAGGCTTCCTTGGGCAAAGGGCCTGTGGCGGCTTATGCGGCAGCGGTGCTCAACGTAGCCGACGATCAGGCTAAGGTTATGGGCGGAACTGGAGCGGCAACTGATACTTCGCGCAAACAGTCTCTTGATCTCTACGGGCGTAATATGTCTCCCGAGGCACGCGAAGCAGCTATCAATCAAGTGCGGCAAGGTGTGTTATCGCAAAGACGCGGAAGGCAAGGCAGCAATCCATACTTGAAGGACATGTATCCTGAGCCAGATGGCGCGGAGCGTGGAGCGGCGGTGCAGCATGTACCTGGTGGGCAGGCCGCGGGCTTAAAGGAAGGACAAACTGGAACAGGGTCGGATAATAAGAAATATGTAGTCAGGAATGGTGTATGGCAGGCACAGTAACAATAACTCCAGATACAATGCCAGCGCCTCCTGTGCAGCAAGCCACATCATCAGTAACTATTACGCCAGATACTCAGCAACAATCTGAGCCTTGGTACTCAAAGATGAACAGCGCCATCGAAAGCCGCCTTATCCCGTTTCTAAATAAACCAGAGACTCGCGCTGCAATGTCAGTGGCCATGCCTATGCCAGCAGAAAGCGCAATTGAGCAAGTCAAGGGTATCCCTGGCGCTATTTCCGATGCAATGCCTGCTGCAAAACTTGCCAAGGCCAGCAGTCTGTTTCAGGAGGTTGAAGGTGCCATTGGCGATAACATTGTTCCCACTACGGACAAAATGAAGTCAGCTTTAGATGCTGTCAAAGAACAAAGCTCCCTAGGTGGTGGTGGTGGTTCGATAGCGGATAAAATCATGACGCGTCTTTCCAATACCGATGAAGGGCCGCTCACTTACCGCGAGGCCAGAATCGCACACTCCAATCTTGGTGATCTTACAACTTCGGATAAAATGGCTTCTAATCCAAAGATGCTTCGTCTACTCGCTCAATTGCGAGATTCATTGGGAGAGTCTATAGAGAACACGGCGCAGCAAGGTGGCAAATTACAGCAGTACAAGGATGCTATGAAAGGATATGCCGTGGGATCGCAGCAACAAGAGAAGCTGGATGCCATTGTGGATTGGGCTAAGAAAATTGGTGTAGGGGCAATAGGAACTACCATGGGCGGCGGCTTGGCTCGATCAGGATGGGAATTGTACCAGAAGTTATTTGGTGATCGTCAATGAAACTCCTCCGCATCCTCGCTATCGCTGTCGTAGCGGCACTGCTCGCCACTCTTGGCTATGTGAGCCATGCACAAACGCCCGTGGCGCTGGCTCCGTGGTTCTATCAGCAGTTTCAAAATGGTTCTGGAGTGCCGATTGCAAACGGGTGTGTCTTTACTTACATGGCGGGCACCTCGACCCCGTTAGCCACATACACCGATTCAACTGGCAGTTTTCAGAATAGCAACCCCATAATCCTCGACGGTGGCGGCTTCCCGCCCTCCGGTATCTGGCTTACGGCTAATGCTTATCGGTTTGTGGTGTTTAGCTCTGGTGGCGTTAACTGTGCTACAGGGACACAGCAGCGTGTTTTGGACTTTGTACTGCCGCCGCCATTTCTAGGAGCTAACAACGCTTGGACGGGTAACGAATCCCATGCTGGCACGGAAACGTTTAATGGGGCAGTGAACATCAATGGGACGACAACATTCACAGGTACGGTGAATGGGCTGCCCGGTTCGGGCACGGTCACCAATCTAAACGTCGGCAATATCGGCCCCCTTGTTACGACAAGTGTGGCCAATCCTACAACTACGCCATCTGTGACATTTACATTAGCCAATACGCCAACCGGAAGTGGAAGCATCGTACTTGCTACCAGTCCAGCGCTGGTGACGCCTACGATTGGTGGTACCACACTTACAAATGTTCCAGACAGTACGTGGTCGATCTATTGCCAAGCCGGCACTGCTGGTTGCACATTTAATGGCACAGGAATTATCGGAGCAACAATATTGCCACTCGGCCACACTCTCGTTCGTCAGACCATAAGTGGTCCAGCAAATCTATTAACTACCTGCTCGCCTTCTCCAGTTATATCTTTTAGAGACGAAACCACATCAACAAATCTAAATAACCTGACATTTTCAAATTCATCCAGCTTCATAGATTCAGGGGCATTGTCTGTGGCAATGACTGGAGGACATGAATTTTCATTCAGGATAACAACCGCTGGCAGTGGATGCGTGGTAAACAATCTCAACGTAAACTTCACGGCAGTTTATGAATGAGGATTACGCTCCCCCAAATTGCAATGGCAGCGAAGGTGTTCAAGTTCATGGGCGATAACTTCTCGCAGGTGTAGAGGGTCAATGAAGGATTTTGGTCCAAGCCAGATTCTATTTGCTTTCCAATCGGTAAGTGCAGTTTCGGAAGGGCGAAGGCCATTCTTTACCATTACGCTCGACCAGTCGGGCTGGTTGCAGATAACGTACAACTCAAACTCTGGAGCCTTGACTTGTTCAGAGAATATGTGAAGGGCATCCTTGGCTTGTATCGTGCATTCTCCTATTACGTGTGTATGGTTAGGGGTCTGCGCTTTGACGCTTATGCTTATCAACATCAGAAGTATTGTAAGGTATCTCATGCTTAATATCATACGCCATCTTGCTTGCGCAAGTACAGCACTATTATTCCTGTTGTGCTCCTCTATGGCCTATGGGCAGGGGAGCCGGTTTAGCAGCCAAGTGACTCAGGCCGCATCAATCCCGAACATTTCCGGTATATTCGTTATCATACCGCCAGTACCCATTATCAATTGGTGCGCTCATCCGGCCAATGCTGTCCCATGCACGAATAAAGTCACCACCTACACTACTGCTGCATTGACTACACCATGCTCAACATCCACGCAGATCGCGCTTGACGGCACTACTTCATGTGTGGCTAATCCAGATTCGCAGAACAATTGGGGGGTTTGGGTTGGCCCAGGTGCTTACGACTACACCATCACCATAGGAACCAATAACTATGGGCCGTTCTATGTGACAGAGCCATGCGTTTCCACAGGATGCACGCTGACAAGCCCGACGATCACTTCTCCGACGATCACAAGCCCCACGATTACCAATCCTACTACCACGGGCACGGATAGCGGAGCGGAAACGCTGAGCAGCAAAACATTAACAGCGCCAATCATCAATGGCACACCTACAGGCACTGGCATACCAACGATCACGTTCAAGAAGGGCAGCGGCGGCGGTAATTACACCACTGCAAGCACGTCCTATGTAGACGTAGATGCAACAAATCTTTCTTATACAGTAACCATCCCAACGGGATGGAAGCTGGCCGTGTCGGCGTCCGGGCAAATTACATCCTTAACGGCTGTCGCGGGAGTATCTTACGCACTGTTCGATTCTTCGGTAATAAATGAAGGGATGGTTACGCCAAGCGCGGCCACGTTTCAATTGCAATTCGGGCTTAATTGGTCGATTACTGGAGACGGCGCTTCCCACACTGTCAAGCTGCAATATAAGACTGCCAATGCATCAGATTCGGCATCAATAACCAATAGCTCAGCGACGCTGCTTCCAACAATGGTCTTTACT